TCCCAGACAATTTCAATTTACATTTGAATTGTATATAAGATCTGAAAAAGAAGCAAAAATAGTAAAAGATTTTATTCAAAGATTAAAACAACACTCATATCCACTTTCGGTATTGTCTATAGGTGGTCAGAGTCAATTATATTTGTATCCTGGCGAAGTATATTTTGAATTCTCTGGAAAATACAGAAATAACTTGTTCAGAAGTTTGCGTCCATGTTTGATGACAAACATACAAGTAAATTATAGCAATGGTGATCAATATCAGCATTTTGAGGACGGTGGATCAATTGTTTATGTTGTCTCAATTACTTTATTGGAGAATCGTCTTCTTGATAGAAATATCTTGGTTGATGATGCAGATGAAACCAAGATGGGTAAGGGTAAATTCTCAGATTCAGAATTTAGAAAGAATGTAAGATTCCGTGATACTTTCTTGGGAGAAAATGTAGAACAAGTAATAACAAATCCAGATCAAGTATTTAATCAATTTTTTGGTCCCAATCCACCAGCACAATAAAAAGTAATACACTATAATGTTAACCACTTTCATACCATTTTCTTTAACTGTTAGCGATGGACAAATCATCCCTGTACGAGATATATTTTTGTTTCGCAATTTTATGAATGAATTATTTGCAGACAATACATTTAAGATGCGTTATACTGTGAAAAGTGGAGATACACCAGCGTCACTTGCATATTATCTTTATGGATCCGAGAGATATGAATGGATTATATATTGCATGAATAGTATAATAAATCCATATTACGATTGGCCATTATCGGAAGATGATTTTTATGATATGATAGAATTTAAGTATTTAAATAAAAAATGTTTATTTTTAGAAATGGATTCATTTACTAATAATTTTACAAAAGATGAAGTCATTACTCACGGGTCTTCCGATACTGCAATAGTAGATTCATGGGACAGAACTTTATGCAAAATTACTATCCGAGATGTAAATGGTACATTTGAAGTTGGTGATACTGTTACAACAAATGGTTCATCTGGTATAATTGCAAGAATAGTAGATAAAGCAGAAGATGCATTACATCATTTTGAAACTGTAAATGGAGTACCATTAGATCCTTATGTTGGTTACTTGCAAGCCTACTTAAGTAGTTCAAGTGATTTATATGCAATAACAAACAAACAATACGAAGAAAAATTAAACGATTCTAAACGATCAATATATGTACTAAAACAAGATTATGTACGCACCGCAGAAAATTATTTAACTAAAAACTTGAACAAGTTATCTGCATTTGAATCTGAGAACATATTTAGATGAATACTCTTGATTGGATTGGTTCTATATTTTTAACTAACGATAAAGTCAGCATAGACATATCGGAAGCAGTAATCAAAATTGAATTAACAGAAGATTTATTTTCTCCATATCCGATGGGTTATATGTTAATTCAGGATATGCCATCTAATAATTTAATTTCAAAAATGGGAATAGATGGTTTGGTTGGTAAGGGGGAAGAGATTCGTCTTGCTTTTACTACAAAGATAGGTGAATATTTTCAAGAATTAGCAGGATTTTTTGTTTATAAAGTAGAACCTCTTGCACCAGACGAACCGATCAAAACTCGTCAAAAGATGAACTACAGATTATATTTTTCTTCACAAGTATTTTTTATTAATGAATTGATACGCATCAATCGTTACTATGAAGGAAAATTGTCGGATATAGTCAAGCAGATTGTAGAAAAACAACTGCAAGCAAAATTAGAAACCGTCGAAGAAACAAATAAAAAACAATCTATTTTTTTTCCGCGACTAACTCCAATTGAATGTATCAATATGTGTGCATCTAGAAGTATTTCAAAAGAAAATAACTTCGATGCAAATTATGTGTTTTACGGAGATTTGGACCACAAATATCATTTTGTAAGTCTTGGACAGTTGATGAAATCCAAACCAGTAATTGGTACATATGATTTTGATGGGATAAAGATAGAAACATCATTTGGTGTAAACTACATGGGTAACGGTAATATCAATCGTGGCCCAACAAAATACAATGCTCTTCGTTATCAAATAAAACCATTTTCTCCAATTAAAAACATGATTCAAGGAATGTTTTCATCTTCTTTGATTGAGTATGATATAATTAAAAGAAAATATAAAAAATACACTTATAATTATGACGAAGAGTTTAAGAAATCTAGACATTTAGTTGACAGTCCTATTGTATCAAAAGGAACTGATTTTATTAGTTTATCTTATATCAATCCAGATGCATTTCCCGTTTACTATACCAGTTCTCAGTGGTTAAATGACGAGAATGAAGTTGCTGCTTTATCTGGAAATTCTACGAACTCTGGTAAAGATTACATACTTCGTAGAAGATCTCAAATGCAACAAATAAATCAAATGGGTTTGGAAATTGAACTGCCAGGAAACCCCATAATTAAAATAGGACAGACTGTTTATTTTGGTAGACCACAAACAGATTTTTCTGGAACAAAGTCTGAAACATGGTTAAGGAATCCTTTTGTTACTGGAAAGTTTTTAATTACCAGAAAAACAACTATTCTGGAAAACAGTACATCTAATAACACAAAAGGATTTAATCTTAAAACAGTATTGTCTTTGAGAAAAGATTCGGATGTCGGAACTATGACAGTCGGATCAGAGGATGAATAATGTATACAGGTAAAGATGCATTTACATTTTGGTTTGGTGTGATTGAAGACAGAATGGATCCACTTGAGTTGGGTCGCTGTCGCGTTCGTATTCTTGGATTTCATCCAGAAAATCGTAAAGACTTTCCTACAGAAAAACTTCCTTGGGCATCCACTGTTCAACCAACTAACTCCGCTTCAATAAGTGGAAAGGGCGGTACTCCAGTTGGTTTGGTGGAGGGTTCTTGGGTTGTTGGTTTCTTTGTGGATGGTGCTTCCGCACAGGTTCCGATCATAATTGGCAGCATTTATGGTATGAACGAAAAGCAAGAAGAAGGCGAAAACTACGGAGATGGTTTCCGCGATGTCCGAGAAGAAAATGATTTAAAAGTATTTCCAGTTGATGATTACGAAAAACAAGAGTATCCAGACGGTAAGACATCAAATGGTGATGCACATGGAGCGCAGTTACAAAACTTAAACACATCGAAGACATATCCCAGAGAAAAATACGGTGCAGAAACTTCAAAGCGTGAGCGCGGTACACCAGATCTAAATATCCTTGCTATAGGAGACAAAGAAAGATTGGATCAAACCATAGTTGGTTTGAAAAGAAAAGTTTTGTCTGCAAATGGTTTAAGAGATATAGCAATAGATGTTGCAGATTGCAATACTCCAAATTTTAATTGTGGGGTCACAAATGAAAGCGGAGTGAATAAAGGAACAATAAAGGGATTGGGAATTGGTTCGAATACTCAGCAATCTACTTCTGTTCCTTCTAGAAAAAATAAGTCAAAACAGTTTGTAGATAAACCTACTAATAATAATGCAATTCGTGTAGATTCTGCAAAAACAATGGAGTCATAATGGCAGGTTCACAAGCAAACACAGGACAATGGTTTGAACCAGAAACACCTTTTGCCACAGTAAAAGGACAACAGATACCTCCACGCGATAATGAGTCGAAGAGTACAGTATATCCATTTAATAAAGTAACAGAAACTGAATCTGGACACATCGTAGAGTTTGATGATACGCCTGGATCAGAGCGTATTAATATATTTCACCGTAGTGGAACATTTGAAGAAATTCACCCAAATGGTGACAAAGTAGAAAAAATAGTACGAGATCAATATGTTTCTGTATTAAGAGATAGCAATCTCCATGTCGATGGATTTTCCAATGTCACTGTAGATAAAGGATTAAAAGTTTATGTAAATCGTGATAATTTACAAAATTCTGAAAACTCATGTGTAAACTTTGATGTGCATGTTGGTCAGAATGCAAATGTTAATTTGTTCTTAGAAAAAGGTAACTGCAATGTCCGTTTGAATGATGGAGATATTAATGTAGAGATGATGAAAGGAGATGTTAACTTTCGTCAGAATCAAGGCAACTTCAATCATTTTATAAATGGTGACTATAATCTAGAATGCACGGGACACATGCATACAGTTGTAGGACAGGATAAAGTAACGGAAATAGGTGGTTCCCGCGATACTCGCATAGATGGTTCATTCGATAATCTTCAAGTTACATCTGGGTATAAAGAAACTCAAGTGCAGGGTGATCACCGTTTAGAAGTCAAGGGCGGAGTATATGATCTGTTTTATAAAACTCACGAAACAAAAATACTACTCAACCGTATCGTGGAGATAGTTGGTAGCAGAGATCAAGTGATTGGTACTACCGACGCACTAAATGTTGGTGCATCTCAAGATCAAACCATTGGTGGTTCTAGATCGGTCACTACTGGTGGTTCTGTTAGCGTAATGACAGGTGGATCTACCCGAGAAACTACAGGTGGTACTTTAGATATTTTAGCGGGAGCAAAAGCGAGTATAAGTTCCTCTACTATGCATTTAAATGGTGGCAGTTCTCTTATTGGTTCTGCTGGTATTATTCACTTCAACGGACCGCCCGCAAGTCCTGCTGCATCTGCAAGTCCTGCTTCTCCTTCTAATAAAAGACCAATATATGTTCCAGGCGCGGGAGCATCGTGGAGAAAATCCGAATCTACTCATCCAAGAAGTCCTCTTGCACAATTACAAAACGCTACTGTAGATTTAAATCAACAATTGCAGGCAGTGAACGCATTGTCTCAAGCAAATTTTAATGCAACTCAACAAATTGATCAATTATCTTCAAATGTAAATAGTTTGAACGGAACTCTCGCAGGAGGTCCAATTGATAGTTTGGGTGGAGCGGTAAAACAAAATATAAGTGGTTCTTTGAGTTTAGCACAAGGTGCAACTCAAGGAGTTGTTGATGTTGCAAATGGTGCATCTTCTGTTGCATCTGCTTCTGCCGCGACTGCCAGTGGTGCGGTGGGTTCTGTTGGTGCTGCTACTAGTGGTCTTTCCACTGGTGCAGGAGGAGGACTTGCAGGACAGGTTGGTTCGTCTTTAACTTCTTCAACATCGACTATTTCTAACGGAGCAAGTTCTCTAGGTGGTTTAGGATCCGTATTTACAGGAATTGGATCCGTTCTTGGTGACATTATAGACGCAATAGTAGAAGTTGGTTGTGCTATTGGTGAACTCATTAATAAGTTAATCAATGCGGTGGTAAAACCAATTCTTGACACTATTAATTCTGTTTTTGGAAAAATTGCAGAAATATTAGGACAGATCACAAAAGTAATTGGTGATGTTCTTTCCAAGATTGGTGAAATTATTGGCGGTATTCTTGGTGCAATCAACGACATTATTGGAAAAATAATTGATGCTGCTGGTAGATTTATCGGTGGTATTGCATCAGCAATTAATGGACTGCTTTCAAACCTTTTTGATGGATTCAAGGATATCGGTTGCGGTGATGGAATACTTTCTGGAAATCCACCAGATCTTGGAACAACCGCACTTCCTGCCAATATACCAGGCGGTGATATATGAGAAGAGCAATCCGAAAAGGTGTAGATATATCAACTGGACACTGCTATTCCCCTCGTCCTTGTATTACTGGAAGCGAAAATGTTTTAATTAACAATATTCCAGTTTGTAGAGCAGGAGATTATTATCCAAATCACTGCTGTGGTAGTTCATGTCACGATGGAGTCGCTACAAGTACTTCTAATGTTTTTGTTAATAATCGTCCACTACACCGTTCTGGTGATCCAGTAAGTTGTGGAGATATTGCTTTTCATGGTTCTCCTAATGTTTTTATAAATTAATCATATAAATAAAAAGTATGAAAGAAAATATTTACAAAGACTTAGATTTAAATTTTGATGTAAACCCACTTACTGGTGATATTGGTAAGAAAAAGGGTATAGATGCTATCAAACAATCTTTAAAAAATATTTTACTTTATAATATTTTTGAAAAACCATACTCCACTCAGTTTGATATCGGATTGCGATCTTTACTTTTTGAAAACAGAGGTAAGGGATTTGAAACATACTTGCGTTCTAGAATTAATATTTTAATTAAAAGTTACGAACCAAGAGTAATATTAAATGATGTTGTTGTTAAAAGTGGTAGAGATGAAAATTCTGTATCAATTTCTGTGTATTATACAGCAAAAGAAACACAATCAAAAGACACACTAGAACTCTTTTTAGGTAAGTACAATGGCTGAATCTAAAAACTTTTTAAATAACGCAGGATTGAACTTTTTTGATCTTAAATATAATTTTATTAATTTTTTAAAAAATCAATCTGAATTTAGCGATTACAACCTTGAAGGTTCTAATCTTTCTGTGCTATTGGATATTCTTGCTTACAATACTTCGCAGCAAGGATTTTACAACACTATGGTTGCGAATGAAATGTTCATTGATCGCGCAACAAAGCGTTCATCTGTAGTTTCATTAGCAAAACTGGTAGGATATACTCCAAGCACAAAGAAAGCAGCAAAAGCAAAAGTATTAGTTACGGTAAGTGCTAATAGTGTTCCCGATAGTCGTACTCTATCAAGAGGATCGGTATTTGTTGGGGTTCTTGATAATAATCAATATTCTTTTACAAATACCGAATCGTATTCTTTTTATCCTTATACTTTTGCTTCAACCACAGATCCAGATTCTAGCGAAAACGGAGAGATACTAACATATGCATGTGGTCCTGTAGAACTCAAACAAGGTGTATTAAACACCAAGAGTTTCAATGTTTCTTCTTCGGAAGATGCATTTTTAATAAATGATACTACAGCAGATAAGGATTCTATTCGTGTTGTAGTGTTAAACTCTGTGACTGATATTACTGGAATAAACATTCCGTGGTTCGTATCTAACGACTTGACTTCTATAAATGAAGATTCCAAAGTATTTTTTATAGAAGAAAACAATGTAGGACAATTAGTTCTTCGTTTTGGTGATGGTATCTTAGGAAGAAAACTGGAAGTTGGTAATGTTGTAATCGTAGAATATTTGTCAACAGCAGGACAAGAAGCAAATGGTATTGGTCAAAACGATACAACATCAAAAAGATCATTTAGTTTTGAAGCAGATTCTGCATTTACCGTACTAACATTAGAACCTTCAAATAGTGGTAGAGAACGAGAATCTTCGTCCTCTATCAAAAGAAATGCAACTTTAAACTTCACCGCAAGAGAACGAGCAGTTACTGTAAAAGATTATGAAGGTATGATATTATCTGCATTTAATAACAATGCTGCGGTTAGATGCTGGGGCGGAGAAGATAATGATCCTCCATATTATGGTAAAGTATTTGCTTCTATTCGTCCTCTTGGATCTACCATAGTTTCTTCAGAAGAAAAAGAAAATTTAGTAAAAAACATTTTAAAAGAAAAAAATGTTGTCGGTATAGATGTCAGTGTAGTCGATCCTCAAGTTCTTTATATTTTGTTAAATGCTGATGTTTACTACGAAAAGCAATTAACAAATGATTCTGCTTCTAGTATCAAAAAGAAGATCAGAGATGCTTTGATACTATACTTTAGAAATAACTTAATAGAGTTTGGTGATTCTATTTTTGCTCAAGATATAGAGACACAAATACGAAATACTAGTGCAAGTATCAAAGCAGCAGACGCAAAAATTACTCTAAAAAGAAAAATAACTCCAACACTAAATGTTGCAGAAAAAACAACTGTAGACTTTCAAAATAAGTTATACCATCCATATGATGGATACCAAAGTATTGTTACCACTAGCACTTTCTATATAACAGCAAATTCTGGTAGTCACTATGTCGAAGACGATGGACAAGGTAATTTGGTACTGAAGAAGAAAGTAAATGGTATAATATCAACTGTAAATTCTACTTATGGTACGATTGACTACAATACAGGTAAACTTGTAATACCACTATTTAAAGTTTATAGTTTTGCACAAGGTAAAAATAGTGTAGATTTTAAAGTAATACCTAACAATAGCAATATCTTTACCAGTAAAAATTCAATATTAGAATTTGATTCATTGGATAACGAAGCATTAACTGTAAATATGAATGAAGTAAAGACACAAAAAGTAGTTGGTGGTTCTGGATCAGTGGTTACTAACTTATGAATACCAAAGTAAACATAAAATATCCAATAGAAGGTACTGTATTATTTTCAGATACACTCACTATCCATTATAAGTTAAGTTCAAATACCGATCCAAATGTTTACGGTATTAAATTTATAGTAAATGGAGATACAGAATATACAGATATAAATCTGGACGGAACTCATACGATATCTGGATTTACTGAAAACAAACATGTTCTCAGTGGTTATCTTATTAATAAAAATTTAAAAAAAATTGCTAATACAGATTTTGATATTCGGTTTGAGACACATGACTCTACTTTGGATGTTGAAAATAAATTATCGTATGTTTTAAAATCAACAATCCCAAATTTCGTAAAAGAAGATTATCCAAATTTTATAATGTTCTTAAAAGCATATTATGAGTGGTTATATTCTTCGAATAATCCATTTTATGCTCCACTGATTTCTGAAGATTTCAAAGATATTGACAGAACTCCAGAATATTTTGTAAAATACTTTAGACAACAATATTTGGTAGATTTTCCAGAAAGTTTGACACAGGACAAAGAATCTGGTGGTCAAATTAATCTCAAAAATTTAATTAAAAATGTTGTGGATTTTTATTCTTCTAAGGGAACAGAAAAATCTATTAAATTTTTATTAAAAATATTATATGACACTTATTCTGACATATACTATCCAAAAAGAGATTTATTCAAACCATCGGACAGTAAGTGGAAACAAAATAATTCAATTAAATTTGCTTTCTCTACAAATAGAATACATGAATTAAAAACAAAAAGAATGTATCAGGAATCTGGAGAAACAATAATCTCCGTAGCAAATATTAATGAATTGCATGTATATCGTAGTTTAGATAATAAACAAATTGTAGAAATTTTTTACTCAAATGTAGAGGGTGAATTTGATTTTACAAAACAATTTAGAGTAGATCTTGAAGATGAAATTGTTTATTTAACGCCAGCAGTAATTGTTAATGATATTAATATTGAAGATGGTGGATTGAATTATAAGGTAAATGATAAATTAACAATTAAAAGACTTACCATAACAATGGGTAAGGTAGAAGATATTGCGTATGCCAGAGTCGCAGAAGTAGATAAGTATGGAACTATTACTAAAGTAGAATTTATAAACTTTGGTGTAAGTTACATACCAAAAGCATTCGACTCAAATGGAAATATAGTTGAAGAAAATATATTTTTATATTATGTCTCCGCAGACTCTGAAGATGGTGCAGATGCTTCCTTTACTGTAGGAACTGGTTATATTGCAAATTATACTGGTTTCTGGACTAACAAAAATTCACATCCCGATTCTATAAAAAAATTAGCAGACAACAAACGATACCAAGAATTCTCATATGTTGTAAGAACAGATAGAAGTTTAGATCGTTATATTGAAGTGTTGAAGAAACTAGCGCACCCTGCTGGTATTGAAGTTTTGGGTGATGTGTTGATTCATAAAAAGTTAGTAGAACCAGCAATCATAACCGATGCTTTCTTAAACATCTATACTCCATTGATTGGAAATTATGCTGCATATAGACTTCAAACTGAAATAGATGTAAGAAATGGTGTCCTTGATCTTTATCCAGATGGATTTGATCCCACGACAACCAATCCCTTACAGGATAGTTCGGATGTAACTCCACATGTTATTACTACTAATGGTAGATTGGACGAATTGGTAGATGTAACTAGATTTAAATTTGTACCAACTGTATCGGACGCAGAAAATATTAATAACTACTGGGTAGTATATCCCCACCCAAATACTGAAATAAATAATTATACTAACTCTAATAGTTTCTTGGATATGACAATAAAAGATTTTGTAAAGCAAGAAAAGTAACGACATGACAGATTATTTAAAACAAACCCTAAAAACCGATTTATGTCTGTCCTTTGCGGAATCGTTTTCTGCAAACAGCAACGATAATTACTTTTTATTCATGGGTAAATCCACTTCGTGGCAAGATCCATATGATGATAATAATCCACCACCAGCAACTGATACTTTACAGACTGAGTT